ATGCTGCAAAAGAGAGTGGTAATTTAGAGGATTTCTTTTAAAAAAAGGTAATACATTAAACTTATAAATACATTATAGTATATATGGAGAACTTTGGATGTCGCTACAAAAATACGTATCACAGTTAAGACCCAGAGATGAGTCGTATATTCCCCCTGTCGATAAAGTTCAAAGTCTTTTTGAAGCTGTTAAAGGTATCAATATAAAAGTATTACAAAAGGAATTGCCTGGTTCTAATGAATTACGATCAACAGTTCTTTTTGATGCTATCAAAAATCAAACTAAATTAGAAACCACTAAAGGATCAGTAACCTTAAATTGGATATCTGATACTGATAGAATTGCTGCTGAAAGTGGTGATTATTCCTCTGCTTTTGAAACTCGCCCGTCACGATATAAACCAGCATTTGTTACTGATGCTGGTGATAAAATTAAACTTAACGATATATTAAAAACTGCTGCTTTTGGTGGTGGTAAGGGTTCAGGCGGCGGTGCTGAACAGACAGGTTTGATGGAATGTGCTCAATGCATATATGCAGCTGCTATATTTGGTGGAGCAAAACTATCAGTAGGAGATGAACTGGATGCATCTTCTTGGGGAACGTATAGTTCTGCATTTGATGTAGATCAATCTTTGGATGCAATCGCAAATGGATTTTCACAAGCATGGATGGACTCTAGTATTCTAATTGGTAATGCACTAAAGAAAAATATAAAGGGAACAAACTATACTTGGCACAGGGGCTCTGCTTTTGTTAAGGAAATAGAGAATAGGTTTAAGGAATTAAATAAAGCAGAAAAACCTAAACCATTTTCTAATATCAATAAATGGACACCAGCTGATATATGGGCAGTAAAAAATGGTACGACTTTTGATTTTAACCAATTTTCAACTTTGGGAGAACTTACTAACGAATTAAAAGAACGGTACGATAGTGGAGATTTAATTGGTATTTCCTTGAAATTAGCGTCTGGGAGTGTCACAATAGAAGAGAAAAATATAACTGGATTTATTCGTAGGCCAGTAAAATATGGAGGTTACGAGAAACCGAAGGATTATTTCAGTTCAAAGGATTTGTACATTGGATTGGGAAAACAAAGGATGCAACTTCGAACTTTTGCTACTGCAAGTTCTTGGCAGGGTGAGGCAAAAGGAGCAGGAGCAGGCGTGGGTGCTGGTAAGATAGGCGGTGGGGTATTAGAAGCTATTATGATAAATAATACTACTTTAACAAAGTTTCCTTATACCAATGCACAATTAAAGACACTTGCTTCACAAGGAAAACCACCATTTTTAGAAGAACTTTATCAAATGTATGTGGGATTAGTTGGTAAAGGTAATGCAGAACAAAAAGAAAAATGGATTAAAAAAGCAAGTGCAAAAACGATTGGTCGAGTAAGTGGAGCAGATTGGAGATTTTCTAAATTTAGAAGTATGTTCTTTGTTGCACAGTTAGAAGACAACAAACGCATAGCAAATAAAGTATGCGATAATATTGCAGCATACTCATTATCCCAATCTGATGCAGCTGCTCCTCATGTGGTGTACAAATGATTAGTTTTTTAGAACTCACAGAAGACAAGGGTGGCAAAAACCTTCACCTAGAACATCTAGAAGATGAGATACTCAACTATGGTGTAGAAGGTGGTCGTGCTGCTCTTAACTTTCTACGATCTCTTAGAGACATGTTGGCTGGTGCAAGTCGATCTTCTGTCAATATGACTGTTAAGTGGGATGGCGCTCCTGCTATGTTTGCGGGTATAGAACCAGAGACAGGTGACTTCTTTGTTGCAAAGAAATCAGTGTTCAACGTAAATCCTAAATTATACAAAACAGAACAGGAAATAGATGATGATTTATCCGGCACCCTCAACTCCAAGTTTAAAGTTGCATTACGAGAATTTTCAAAACTGGGCATTAAGGGAGTACTTCAAGGCGATCTTATGTTCACTGATGATATCGAAACGGATACGATTGATGGGAAGAAGTACTATACTTTTCAGCCTAATACTATCGTTTATGCTGCACCTGTTAATAGTGATTTTGGTAGACTATTAAAAACATCAAAAATAGGTATCGTATGGCATACAACATATACAGGGAAAACTCTACAGGGAATGAAAGCATCCTTTGGTGCAGACATTTCTAGTTTGAAGAAACCTTCTAGTGTGTGGATGGATGATGCAACATACAAGGATGCTTCTGGAAAAGCAACATTTACTGCCGCAGAGACAGAGAAAATTACTGATGTACTATCACAAACTGGTAAGACTTTTCAAAAGATTAATGCAAGTAAGTTAAGGTCATTTCTAGTACTGCAAGGTCAAATGACAGGAACACTCGCTGGTGCTAGTTTAAAGACTTATAATAATTCAAAGGTTCGTGCAGGAGAAATCATTTCTAATCCTGCTGCTCATGCAAAAGGTTATGAGAAGTGGGTTTTTGATTCTATAAAGAAACAGATAGATAAAGTAAAATCTCCAGCTGGAAAAGACAAATATAAAAATCAACAAAAAGAGTATATGCGAGAAGTTAGAAAAAATACTACAAATCTAATACAAATCATTACTTTTCAAAATCTATTAGTTGATGCAAAAATGCAGATAGTAAAGAAACTAAATAGTGTTAAGGGTTTAACAGATACATTTGTAAAGACCAAAAATGGATTTAAAGTCACTAATCCAGAGGGATATGTGGCAATTGATAGAGTAAGTGGTGGTGCAGTTAAACTAGTAGATCGTATGGAATTTTCGTATAATAACTTTACTGCAATAAAGGCATGGGACAAATGAAAACATTTAGAGAATTATTTGAAGTTATGTCAGTGCAGACTCGAAAGAAGATGGGTCGCCGTATGGCAAAACTTGCAAGATCACCAGCATTTCAATTTAAAAAGAAAAAAGCATTACTCAAGATGCGTAATCCCGCAAAACTTCATATGGCTGCTAGAAAAAAAGCCACACAATCTTTTAGAGATAAATTTTACCCATCATATGCTGATATGTCTCTACAACAAAAAGTTAAGGTTGATCAACTTATAATGCAAAAGTATGGTAAAAAAATAGATAAAATTTCTAAAAAGATGGCATTGCAATTGAGAAAACAAGAAATGGAAAGAATTAAAAAAGCTAGGGCAGATAAATCAGATGCGTAAATTTAAAGATTTAATTGAAGCTCGTGGTGATACGGAAGTTTTCACACTTGGACGTTTCAATCCACCAACCACAGGTCATGAAAAACTAATAAAGAAAATGGACTCTGTTGCAAAACAGAACAATGCTTCTATGTCCGTATTTCCCACACACTCAAATGATCCAGCAAAGAATCCATTACCTCACGGGTTAAAAGTTGCATACATGAAGAAGATGTATAAGAAGTATGCAAAGAACATAAAGATATCTAAAGCACGAAATGTATTTGAAGTTGCAAAGGTATTGTTTGACAAGGGACACAAATCAATCATTATGGTTGTTGGTTCTGATCGTGTTGCTGAATTTACAAAGTTACTAGAAAAATATGATGGAGTTGAATCTACACACGGGTTTTATGAGTTTGATAACATTCAAGTTATATCTGCTGGAGAACGTGATCCTGATGCAGAAGGTGTATCGGGAATGTCTGCATCAAAGATGAGAGCTGCAGCTGCTGATGGTGATAAGGATTCTTTTTTACAAGGAGTTCCTTCTAGTTTCAAAGATGGTGATAAACTTTATAGTGATGTTCGTAAAGGTATGGATATACGTGAAGAGCGTGACATGGGAGATATGTCAGACTTTGAACAGGTACGTGATGCTTATCTTACAGGTAAGATTTGGAATGTTGGTGATGTTGTAGAATCAAAAGGTATTACAGGTGAGATTGTTCGTAAGGGTACAAACTATCTTTCTTTTGTATCAGAAGATAGTAAGGTTCATAAGGCATGGTTACATGATATTCAAGTTGATGAAGCTAGAATGTCTGCATTAGACAAACTAAGAAAGTTTGATAAATCCCGTGTTGCCTCCGGTAAACCTGCTATATTTAAAGATAAGAAAGGTCAAGAGTTTGTTCGTATGAGTAAACAGGGACAGAGAACTATTATGAATGTTCCTGCTGATGAGGTTGATAATTTTATTGAAAAGGGTTATAAGATTATTGAGGGTACAGAACTTGATGAGCGTAACTATGCAAAGGAATATGTAAACTATCAAGGAACACCAGAACAGATTGCAAGACGATCCTCAAGAAATAAAGCTCGTAGGGTTATGGGTGATAAGACTAAGATTGGTATGGATGTAGGACACAAGGATAATAATCCTATGAATAATGATCCTACTAATCTACGTAATGAAGACCCATCTTTAAATCGTAGAGAGCCACGATTACGAGAAGCATCAGACCACAGAAAAGATTATGAAACATTTGTAAAAATGTATGCACAGTTGAATAAAGCAATGGATGATGCAAGTGTAAAATTGAAAAAGTTTCCAAAAGGTCAAATGGGAATGACTTCTGATAAAGTAAAGTCTAGTCCAGCATACAAAAAAGCAAAAGCAGACTATGAGAAAGCAACTAATTTAACTAAGAGATTTCTAAAGGGTGTTCCTAAAGATTTCATGAAAAAGAACGCACTTTCAAGAAGAAAAGAAGAAGTTGACCTTGATGAAATGTCATGGTTCATGAAAGCAAAAGCAAAACTTGATCAGATGAGTCACCCAAAAGATTTTGAAAAAATGACAAAAAAATATGTTGATGATTTGGTAAACCCAAAACTAAAAAACAAAACCCATTCTTACATAGCAGATAAAATTGCCCGTAATTATGAAGGACACACGGGTAGAACTCTTATTCAGTATATCAACAAACTAGTTGATGATGGTAAACTCCCCAAGGAAATTAAAGCAGAATTTCAAATTGAAACATTTAAAGATTTTGTTGATCAAATAAATGAAGTCAAACAAGATAAAGATATTGATGATAAGAAGGGTACACAACCCGCAAAGTATTATGATGGTGATATGGCAAAGTCTACTAAAGATAAAAGAGATGCTCACTTTAAGAAAAAGAAGTCTGGCCCTGCTCCTGGCGATAGCGCAAAAACTAAACCATCTAAACATACTAAGAAGTTCAAACAGATGTTTGGTGAAAAAAAGATGGATTGCCCTCCTGCAACACAAGATTTAGCTACCAATACCAAGAACAGAGATCACGCAACTAAAAAGTATAACTATGGCCCACTTAATGTAGATGAACCTGCTGACTATTGGGAAAAAATTGCTAAACATTGGAAAACTTCAGTAGAAGCTGCAAAGAAATCATTATGTGAAAATTGTGTAGCATTTGATGTTTCTCCTAGAATGGAAGATTGTTTGCCAGGAGCTACCTCTGATGATGATGGAGAACTTGGTTATTGTTGGATGCATCACTTCAAATGCCATTCTGCAAGAGCGTGTCATACTTGGGCAAAGGGTGGGCCTATAGATAAAGATAAAGAATCTTATAATTGGCAAGAAAGAGCATTTGGTAAGGAAGAAGTTCTTAGTAAAAATGCAGACCAAGGAGATTATATAGATGATTTTGTTGACTCTGATGCACCTCAGTTCAAAGGAAAATCTAAAAAGAAACGTAAAGAGATGGCCATTGCCGCATATCTTTCTAAGAATGAATCTTTAATTGATAAGGCTATACATTCGTTAAATGAGGATGGCCATACTGATGTTGCATCTATGAAAAATAAAGTGAAGGTTGCAATGTCAGCTCTTCAGAAGATGCAAGGTGAATTAAGTAAACTTGGTGATGAAGATAGTCTTCCTACATGGTGGACAAACAAAGTTGCAACTGCTGTGTCTCGTCTTGATGATATGTCTGACTATCTTGATACACAGGTAGAAGGAGTTGAACTTGATGAAAAGATTACTGGACTTGTAAATAAAGCAGAGAAATCTGGTATGCCATATAGTATTCTAAAGAAAGTGTATGATCGTGGTATGGCTGCATATAAGACAGGTCACCGTCCAGGCGCAACTCCACAACAGTGGGCATTTGCAAGAGTTAATTCATTCACAACTAAATCTGCTGGTACTTGGGGTAAGGCAGACAAAGACCTTGCAAAACAAGTTGAACAAATTGAAGAAGCTTGTTGGGATGATTATAAACAAGTTGGAATGAAAAAGAAAAGTGGAAAAATGGTTCCTAATTGTGTTCCAAAAAATGAAGAGCCTAGAATACCTCGTAAAAAAGGTCAACCAGCTGGAAGTGATAAACATTCTGATTTATATACGGATGAGAATCCAGTAGGCACTATTCAAGGTCTAGGTTTCAAGGATGTAGATACTGCAAAATCAAGTGTAAAAAAGATTATAGGTAGTGGAAAAACTCACGCACACAAGATACAAGCTGCAATTGCTATGGAACAACGTGCAAAAGAAATGGGTAAGACTGCTGAAGCATCTGTGTATCGCACATATATTGATAAGATGAAAAAGAAAACAAAAGAGATGCAAGAGGATATAAAATCGTTCAATAAGTGGGGAGAAATCACAGAAGTGGATGATAAGAGTGGAAAAGAACTAAATAATCCTACAAAAGGTGATATAAAGAAATATAAAGTTTATGTAAAAAATGACAAAGGAAACGTGGTAAAAGTTGAGTTTGGTGATCCAAATATGGAGATTAAACGAGATGATCCAGCACGTAGAAAAGCATTTAGAGCTAGACACAATTGCGATCAAAAGAAAGATAAAACAACGGCCGGATATTGGTCTTGTAAATTTTGGTCTGGTAAATCAGTAACAGATTTGATGAAAGGTTAAAGAATATGAGTAGTTATAGAAAGTCTATGAGTGAGGTATATAATAATATGTATCTTTCTGAAGACAATGTTGCTGTATTACGTAACATCGTTAAGAACAAACAAATGCAACCTATTAAGTTTTCTGATGGCAAAATGGGAGTTGATCTGTTTACTGCATCTGCTGTTACTCAAGCTCTTGATAAAGTCAATGATAAAAATCGTGAAAAACTTACCAAGTTGATTAATACAGGTAAAAAAAGTGCTTTTGCGAGTATTGCAAAAGTAGTTATGAAATCTGAAAATTATCCAGAGATTGAAGAAGCTGTCTCAATGGCACAACAGGCCGCAATTGCAATATCTAAAAAAGAACGTGGTAATAAACCTAAAAAAGAAGAAGCAGATGATTTCAAAACCCATATGATGTATGATCCAAAAACTGGTAAAGGTTACAAAGCAGACACTATGGATGACCATCTAAGAATGAAGAAGATGGGATATACTCATGACGCTCCTAAAAAAGAAGAAGTTGATCTTGATGAAGGTTTTAAGACGGGAGACAAAGTAAAGATTGATACTGAATTTGAGGGCGAAACTCATAACGGACAATCTGGAGTTATCCACAAAGTTGGTACAGGAAGAAATAAAGGTGCTTATACTGTAAAATTTTCTGATGGTAAGGTTCAATCTTACGATGATGAAGAATTGATCAAAGAAGAAGTTGATCTTGATGAAGCATCCAAAGAAGGGACTATTAAAATTATCAAGACCAAAGATGGTAAATTCCAAATTCAAAAAATGACCAAAGGTAAATTTGTGGATATTGGCAAACCATATAATAGTGCTAAAGAAGCAGAAAAATTTCGTAGTGGCCAATCTAATCTGTTTGGTGAAGAAGTTGACCTTGATGAAGCATCTGCTCGTGCTGATGCAATGAAGGCCATGCATAAAGGTAAATCGGTTGATCCTGCTGATGTAGATACTTTTGCATCTGATGATGATGTAAAGGCTGCATCTAAGAATATTATAATGCAATTAAGAAAGTCTGTAAGTCTACGTGGAGATATGGAAGTTGAATTTGGTGATAAGAAGAAAGTGAAAGTTTCATCAAAAATTGCACAAGCAGTTCAAAATAAGTTCAATAAATTGCGCCGCCCAGCAGATAAAGAGAAATTTCAAATGCAGATTTCTAAATCGTATAAAGATTTGTTAAAAGCAATTAAAGAAGAAACAATTAAAGAATCAAAGTTTGGTATTATAAACAAACAACTCAAGGGAGAAAAGTAATGGGAAAACGATATTTGGAGATTAAGGAAAATAGTCTTGAGTCGTCTGTGTTTAATATTTTACATGGGATTCAAGAAGCATCTGGTGTAAAGAAAGAAAAACTTGATCCAGTTGGTAAAGAAGATGGAGACATCGACAACGATGGAGACAAGGATGCATCTGATAAGTATCTTGCAAAAAGACGTAAGACTGTTGCAAAAGCAATAAAGAAAGACAAAAATGAAGGTAATGCATTTGGAATGGCACTAAAGTCTGCCAAAGACAAGGGTGAAAAGACCTTTGTTGTTTCTGGTAAAACATATGAAGTAAAAGAAGAACTTGACCTTGATGAAGGTAAAATGTCAGACCTACACCAAATGATTAAGGACAAGAAAACTCCTGAGCAGATTGCTAAAGCAATGAAAGTAGATGTCAAAACTATTAAAACATTGATGTCCAATTATGAAAAAATGGTTCCTGAGTCTTTTGAGATTGGAACTGAGAAGTATCTCAAGCATACTGTAAATTCAACTCCTGGCCAGAAAGCATGGTCTGAAACAGTAACTAAGAAAGCTGCATCAATGAGAGAGACTTTAGCTAAAATGTGGGATTTTGAGGAAGGTAAAAATGTTTTTGCAAAAGAAACAAAAAAAGACTTGACAAATGGTGTTAAAGGTAGTAGTATAACAATGACGGGTAAAAAGGTTGCAGATATTGATATCAAACCAACCATTAAAGAAAAGAAAAAATAATTTATGAAAGACTTGTTAAACTTACTAGAAGTTTCAAATGACAAATTACCTCTTATTTACTGTGATATGGATAATGTTCTTGTAGATTTTATAAAAGGCGCTGAAGATGTTATTGGTGGGGATTTCGCATCAATTGATAAAGCTGAACGCTGGAATAAGATAACCCAGACAAAAGATTTTTGGGCAAATTTAGATTGGATGCCAAATGCAAAAAGGTTATATAAATTTATTGGTAGATATGATCCTTTAATATTATCTGCTTTTAGTACTAAAGACCCATCATCTAAGAGTGGTAAGATAAGGTGGTTAAGAAAAAATACTAATATTAATAATTATAAAATAAAATTAGTTAAAAGAGCACAAAAACAAGCTTATGCAAAAGAAGATGGTGAACCAAATATATTAATAGATGATTATATTAAAAATATTAATGAGTGGGAAGCAAAGGGTGGAATTGGCGTACATCACACAGATGTAGGAAAAACCATAAACAAATTGAAATCTTTAGGTTTCAAGTAGTATAGATTTATAAATAGAAAGAAACATAATCTTTAATGATTAAAGGAGAATAAAAATGGGTTTATGGTCAAATACAGCTGCTGCTGCATCGCGTCCTAAAAACTACTCCGAAGATGGAAATGCATCTGGAAATAACGGAGCAATATCGGACATAGTAACAAACAAAGGGGGTTGGGCATTAGCTCCTGGCCTTGCTGCATCTGGAAATGATAATAATGATGCTGATCCAGAAATTTTAATTGCCATCTCTGGTTTACAGGGTGGTGTAATTGGTGGTTCTGTTAACGTAAGGTCTATCGGATGGACAGACGGCGCATATGCTGATGGTGCTTTATTCGATATCACTGTTAACTTTGAAGAGCCAGTTGATATTACATCTGCTGCCGCAACAGAAGATCAGGTTATCACAAACAAAGCATTCATTCTATTGTCTCGTATCGGTGCAACTGATATGGTTGAAGACAACACAATTGCTGCTCAGTACTTCTCTGGTACTGGAACCAACTCACTAGTGTTCCGTGGAAAACTACAAGCAGCTGATGCTGGTTTCATTGGATTTAACGGTGACGGTGTTGGTGATGATGCAACAAGTACAGGTATTATTTTTGCTGGTACTTCTGCATTAAACAGAGAAGATGGAACTTCTGTTCTTGGAATTAAACAAGAAGGAACTGCAACAGCTGATGGTCAAGACGCAATTATTCTTGACAGTACTGCTGGTGGTGTTATGACTACTAACGGTGCGGTTACTGCATCTACAACAATTGTCGTTGATGGAGTTGCTTCTGGTGCTTCTACTGCTATTACAGCTGGTCAAACAGTTACAGTAAAAACTGTAGCTACAGCATCTATATCTGATAGCCTTGGTGCCACAGGAATTAGTACAGATAATACACTTACTATTACTGCTGTTGCATCACAAACTTCATTTACGGTTTCTGAAGCAGTTACAATTGCAACCGATATAGTCTTGTTGTTCTCAGCAAACGGTGGTGAAGAAGTTACTGCTGACGCTATCGACTTTACAGTTGAGGGTGAAGCTAAGACTACTGCTGATATTACTGGTGTTACTAAAACAGGTGGTGATACAGAAATCTTTGTTGGACTTCTGGAAGATGGAACTGATGATCACGATCTTGGTGAAGATTGTATCGTTATGGATACTGCAGCTAATGCTGGAGATAGGTTACTTGCAGAACTTGGTTCTACAGATATTGCTGTATTTGACGAAATCGGTTCAACAAGTGGAACAGCTAGAGTATTGAATGGTATCACAACCACTTAATAAAACTGTATAAATAACATTATACAATAAATAGATCATTAAATAAAAAGGTGAATATATGATTAGTAAAGAAGAAATTGAAGAACGTAAAGAAGTAATTAATAACGATATTCAGACAGTCAAAAGTAGGCTGTCTGAATACGAAGTCAAGAAAAAAGAAGATGTTGCATTAATTAATGCACTTACGGGTGCTTTACAACAATGTGATCATTTTCTTAAAGGAATTGATGATGATGAGCCAGACTTGGTTTCTGACTCAGATAGTGATGTAGAGAATAACGAAAGTTAATATCTACAGTAATTTACCCCAATTACGGGGTTTTTATAAGGACAAAAAAAATGGCAGATAAGAAAATTACGGCCCTAACAGCACTCGCAAGTGGTTCACTTGCTGGAGCTGACTTGTTCCATGTGATCGATGATCCCGCAGGAACACCTATTAACAAGAAAATCGCAGTAACAAGCGTTTTCAACGCAGTCCCAACATTCTTGGGTTTAAACAGTGTTGTAACGTATACAGCTAACGGTGCTCTTGCTCTGACAGAAGCAATTTCAATCCTTTCGGGTGCAAATGCTACTTGCCAGACAACACTTGCTAACTCAACAAACGTAGGTCAATTGCGTACTTTTGTAACTCTTGATGTTTCGAACGCTGTTGACGTTGATCTTACAACAACTCTTGGTGGCGGTGTAACTTACACCTTCCAAACAGTTGGTGAAACAGGCAACATCCTGTGGAGTGGTGCAGCATGGGCTCTTCTTGCTCTTGCACGTAACGAAGCTGTTACGAACTATACAGGTCTAACAACTATCGATATTTCCTAATATCGTTTTATGGTGAGGGGGATTTTTCCCCCTCACTATTTTATTAATGGAGAAAAAAATGGAAGTTCTTTCGGAAGTAAATGTAGGTAATATTGTAAAACCTATTAAAAAGTTATTTGAAAAAAAGAAAGAGCCTCAATTTCTAGAAGAACAGATTAGAGATCAAGTTCCTACAGATATAGAGGAAGAAAAAAAATGAAGAAATTTAAACAAGTAATTGCAGAAAACGGCCCAATACCTGGCGCAGGAGTTCAAGCAGTTTTTGGAAGAAACCCAGCAAGTGGTTCTTTTAGTCCGTCTGTTATAAAGAAAATTAATGCAATCATTGGATCATATGTAGCAGAGGATTTAATTGATCCTATGTCTGCCCTTACACGTATTCGTGGTTCTTTGAATAATATTGGTCTTACATTTGCTTCTTTATCTGATGATATTATGATTGAACAAAGTGGCTCTATGGATTTACCTCTTACACTATTTGGTGGACGTTTTGGTAAAGATATAGATACTCCACATGATCAATTTATTAATGACGATGGATTATCTAACACAATTGAAGGGGGATTATCCCTTAATATAACTTATGAAACAACTGACACTAATCAATGTAGGTTGCGTGCTAGTATTAAATAAATGTATGAAAACATAAAGACTGAGAACGTCATGATGTTTGCAATTAAACATTATGATAATCCACAGTGTGAAGGTGAAAAAGAGTTTCATGATGATATGAAGAGGTTTAAGTATATTAAACGTCTTTTAAGAAAACATAAAGATTCTGGTATTCTTAAAGAGAGACTTTTACTTAACCATATCATTGTTTTGACAAATTTATTTGGGCCCGAGGCTTGCGTGACACTGATACTCTTTAAGATACAAACAGAGTATTGGGGAACACTCAAGTCTTTTTTATTGTATCTAAATATTATAAGAGATGATGAGTTACCAAATGTAATTATGAACCAAGAGGTTCTAGATATTTTAAGGAAACTGTAATGGGAAGAGCGGTAGATTTATTTGTAACCTACAGATTTATAAAGTTGTTAACAACACCTTTTAATAAAACTGATGCTTTCAAGCTTGGTATTATTGATGAAAAAGGTAATCGTGTTATGCCTGATCCTGTTGGTGGAGTTCGGCAAACAAAACCTGCTACACTTGGAACTACAGCAGAGAAGAACGCTTATACCATTCTGCATAAACTCATATTCAACATAAAAAAGATTTTCTCTAAAGTTCCTGGCCTAAGAACAAAGGTTGGTACTTATGCTGCAGCACTATTTCTCCTCAAAGATACATTTAAGGAATCGGTAGACGATCCAGATATGTTCGAAAAAGAATTTATGAAGTATCTAAAAGAACAGGGTTGTGAAATAGATAACACTATAAATGAAGATGTTATTGGATTTGGTGAGGTATTACCAAAGGGTGAATATACTCTAGTCAATGATATTCTAAATAAAGAGGAAGAAGAATTAACTGCAAAGATTGGTGATAAGGTTGAGGTATTTGAAGATGAACCACCAGTAGATACTATTTTGGGAGTAGAGATATTTCCAGTTATTCATATGAAAAGTAAAGAAAAAATATACGTTAGTTTGGAGGACATAAAATGAAAAGATGGAATGAAATTTCTCCCTTTAATGGTTCAGAAATAGGAGAAGATGCTCCAACAAATTCATCTGGTTCTGGAAGTGTTGCTGGTCTTGGTGTCGGCCCTATGGGAGAACCAGGCGTAAAGAAAAGGAAAAAACAACCACTCATTGATGGTCGATCTAAAGCATATCGTCAACATCGTGAAAGATTAGAAACTGCTCGTTTAAAAAGACAAGAAGCAAGAAATAAACGTGATAAGTTTACAGAATCTATAGTATCTGAAATGACTTATGGTGCTGGTGCTATTGGTGCAATGCGTCCAACAGCAGATATGGCAGATATTACTTCTGCAAAAAAGAAAAAAAAAGTTAGTAAGAAAAAGATAAAGTCTGATGAAAAAAATAACTGAACTTGTCACAAAAACAGAAAAACCAGAACATAAGGCCAAAAGGAAAGCAATAACCTTTGGTTCCTTCAAACGTGCAGAAGACAGGCAAGTTGCAGAGAGAAAACAAAAAGAACACGAAGCAGAACTTGCAGGGATTGCTGAAAATGCAAGAATACAAAGAGCAGTAGAAGACGAACACCAAAGAGTTATAAAAGAACAAAACTCAGAAAAAAGAAATAAGTTTGTTACTGAATCTCTTACAAATGCATTTAAACCCAAAATAAAAGATATGAATACTGTACGAGAACAAGCAATTAATACATATCTTCCTAGAGAATTTATTCCAGTAGCAAAAGATTATCCAGAACCCTTCAAAGATGAACCAGCATTAAATAAAGAACTTGCCGATTTTAAAGTAAAAATTAATGAACATCTTCAGAAGGTAGGATTTGCTTCTAGTGGGGGTGGTGGTATTGGTAGTATTGCTGATGCAAATGATGTAGAAGATTTATCTGATGGTGAGTTTCTACAATTTAGAGCTTCAGATGGTAAGTTTATTGGTGGAGAGGCTGGTTCTGTTACTACTTTAGCATTAAGTAAACTTGATATAGACGGTGGTACAGATATTGGTGCTGCAATCGTTGATGCAGACTTATTGGTTATAGATGACGGTGCTGGTGGCACAAATAGGAAAACAGCTGCATCACGAATTAAAACCTATGTTGCTGATGTCACACTAACAACTGCCGCACAAACAAATATTACAAGTGTTGGTACATTAACTGCATTACAGGTAGACAATCTCAACATTAATGGTAATACATTAAGTTCAACTGCTGGTACTGACTTGTTAATTACACCACTAAGTGGTCAACAGATTGTTCTTGATGGTACTATTATTATTGATGCTGGTGTGGTTACTGGAGCAACAAGTATTACATCAACTGCATTTGTTGGTGATATAACAGGTGACGTTACAGGTAATGCTGATACAGCCACACTAGCAACAACAGTTGTCATTACGGACAATGAATCAACAAATGAAAATAACGCTATTATATTTACTGCTGGTGGAGACTTAGATGGTGGTAACTTAGGTTTAGAATCAGATGGAGATTTAAAATACAACCCAAGCACAGGTACTCTTTCTGCTACTAATATTTCTGTAAGTGGTACATTTAGTACTGTAAATTCTGTTACTATGGATGCTAATAATGCGGTTATATTTGAGGGTTCTACAGCAGATGCTCATGAAACGACATTAACATCTATAGATGCTACTGGTGATAGAACAATATCTCTACCTAATGTATCAGGAACACTTCCTGTTTTAGCTGCTGCTTCAGCAACTGCAATTACTTCAACTCCAGAAGAATTAAATAAATTAGACGGTGCAACAGTTGTTGTTGGAGAAATTAATGCTTTAGATTTAGGTAGTACGGCAGTAGGAACTGCAATTGCTAGTAAAGCAGTTATCCTTGATTCAAATCTAGATTATACGGGCATAAGAAACTTAACTATTACTGGTGAGATAGACGCCGCAACAGGTGACTATTCTGGAGCAGTTGATGTTGCTGGTGCTCTTACAACAGTTGCAATAACAACAACTGGTGTTGTTGATATAACAGACGCTACTGATTCTAGTAATGATACAGGTGATACAGGTGCATTAAGAACTGAAGGTGGCGCCAGTATTGCTAAAAAATTATTTGTTGGTAGTGCTGTAGATTTTTCAACTACACTTCAAGTTGATGGTGTTGCAACTTTTACTGGTAGAGACATTCACAGTGGTGGTATTACAGTTGCTAATGCTGGACAAATTGGTTCAGTTGGGGATGCTGACGCTATTGCTATTGCTTCTAATGGTGTAGTTACCTTTTCACAAATTCCAGTTATGCCTGCAAACTCTATCGATAGTGATGAATATATAGACGGTTCTATTGACGCAGAACACTTTAGTTTAGCTGGTCTTCAAGCACCACACCAATTAGATGGTACACCACCATCAGATCACACAGCAACAGGGCCGCAGACTAGTACGTTTAATGCTGGATATGCAGTCGCTGCTTTTGATTTAGTGTTTTTGGGTAGTTCTTCTACATGGTTAGAAGCTGATGCAGATGCAACTGGAACAAGCATAAATATGTTGGGTATTGCTTTAGCAGCAGCAGACAGTGGATCATCAGTAAATGTAGCATTGCCGGGATCGTTTGTACGAGATGATACATTTAACTTTACGCCAGGAGCAGCACTTTATGTTAGTGGCACTCTTGGGGCCATGACACATACAAAGCCTACGGGTTCTGGAGATATTGTTAGAGCAGTTGGTTACGCCGCTACTGCTGATGTTGTATTTTTCCAACCAAGCTCAGATTTCTTAGTTTTAGCATAAGGATTTAATTATTTAAAATGATAAAAGTTTATATACTAATAGCAGTTCTTGGTCTTGTAGGTGGTGTTGTCTATGGTGGTTTCTATTACTACAAAGACACACAAGCACGTATTGCCACTCTCACAGAGAATAGTGCAAAACTAGAATTGGCTACAAAAACACAAAGTAATACTATTGACACTCTTATTGCAGATGCAAAGAAGTTTCAACAACTAAATAGTGAACTGAATGTTAAGTTGGTACAGGCAACTAAATATAAGAATAATCTGTTAACTAAACTACGTAAAATTAATTTGAAAAAATTAAGTGCAGAAGAACCTGCCGTCTGGGAAAAGAAGATAAACAATGCAAGTAAAAGATTATTGGAAAGTTTCGAGTCTACTACTAGTATCCCTGATATTAAGTAGTTGTTCGACTTGGAATCCACTAAAACAAATTGAAGTTAAAACTGTAGAGGTAGAAAGACAAATACCACCACAGAACAGGCCTCCTAAAATTAGAATGAACACTAATATGAGGTGGTGGGTTGTTACGGAAGAAAACTTTAAAGAGTTTAAAGCAGCTTTCCAAAAAGAAAATGGTGATCCTCTAGTTGCATATGTTATAAGTGTAAGAGATTATGAAACTCTTGCTTTGAATATGGCAGAGATTAAAAGATATATCGAACAGCAAAAATCAATTATTGTATATTATGAAGATGCCATAAAACCAAAAGTGAAAGAAGGAGTAAAGAAATGAATTATGCAGATTTAAGGTGGTCAATTATCCAAGAGTGGAATAGTGACGCAAAATTTACAACTCAATTTTTAATTGAGAAAGCTAAAGAAATTAATGTTGAAATTAAAAACATACGTGCTGATAGAAAGTCTATTATTGCAAAAGTTGTAGATGGAGTTATTACATCTGGTGTAGAAAGTGGAGAATATAAAGTAAGTGATATGGGTGAAGACACTGATAGTGATATTAAATTTAAAAGGTATATGGGAGACTTAGATTTTTCTGCTCCAACTTTACAAGTTGAGGATAATAAAGACGAACATGAGCACGAAGATGGCACAGTACATTCTCACCCACACGAAGGTAAACATTCTCACGATGAGGATAAAGAAGAAGAAGAACTTCCAAACTTTAAAAAAATGTCTAAGAAAAAACTTGATGATTGGGCCCTTGAGCGTGGTATAGAACTTGATCGTAGAAAAACTAAATCTCGTATGATTGAAGAACTTAAACTTGAACTTGAAGCTAAGTAAGTTTAAACGAAATAAAAATTGTAAGGAAATTTAAATTGGGAACTTTTAATAACAAAATACAAGCAGAATATAATCCACCTAAACAATGGATTTTATCTAGAGCATTATCATATCAAAATGATAAAATTAATATTAGTGCTCTTATGGATGTTGGGGTTAAGGCACCTGACAACAAAATTACTTGTTATGCTGGATTTAAAACTGATCTTGCATCTACACCTAAATTTCTTTGGACTATGATTGCACCTTGGGACATTGCACGAGCTGCAATTATTCATGATCTTCTATATTTAAGAATTCGTCAATACCGTAGGAAATCAAGTAAAAGTCTTGGTGGTGAAAATCCAGAAACAGTTAGTAAGGCAAAGAAAGCAGCAGATGACGTATTCTTGATGGCCATGAAAGATTCTAATCCTAGTATACCATCTTGGAAAATTTTTCTTGCACATAGTGCAGTTGTATCATTTGGTAGATGGTCTATAGTTCCTAGAGATAGTGATTTAGATGTTTAAATGTAAAAATTGTGGTAATGATTCTCATTGTGGTAAACCTTTGAAAGAATATGTAGACAAAAATGATGCTAATAAAAAATCATCTTTTAGGTGGCAAACAGAAGTTTGCAACTCTTGCAATTGCAAAAAATGCAGAATGAGTGATTGGGGTTAATCGTGAGAAATCCTTTATCCAATAAAAATAGTTGGGGATCGGATTCTATAGTTATATATGCAAGAGGACTCACTTATTATAAATTTAAAGCAATGAAAGAGTCTGTTGAAAGGTGTCATAAATTATGGGGAAAAAAATTAAAGATGAATGATATGCTTTATATGTTAAAGATTATTAACTACGGTGAACTCCAAAAATTTTATAAGGGAGTTTGATATGTGGATTTTTATCATATCTAATATCACAGGGAGTATACTTGGTAGTGCAGCTGGTAGTTGGTTTGCACAAACTAAAGCTGGACTGTGGTTCTATACGAAAGTTGATGATGTTTCGACATGGGCTTCTAAAAAGTTGGGATTGAAGGTTCTTGCAGATGAAGAGAATTGGAAGAAAAAATATCCCCATGTTAATCGTAAGATTAACGAACTTGAAGCCAAAGTTAACAAGTTAGAAAAAGGAGATTAGTATGATTAGTAAATGGATTTCAGAAAGGATATCTGAAGCGTCTACACACCAAGGAGTTATTGTTGCAGCAGCTGCTGTAGCAGTATTATTCTTTGCAATACCTTTAACCAAAGTTATTCTTTGGGGTGCTCTTGCTTGGGGTATCTGGTCTGTTACGAGAAGTGGAGAGTAAATAATGGATAAGTTGGAGACAGAAGTTATTCTTATCAAAAAAGAATTGCATGAACAAACAAAAATTTACGTCCGTTTGGATGTTGCAATAGAGAAGTTAACTGATGTCTCCAACTCAATTCATCGTATGCTTGCCGTTCACGAAGAAAAGATTTCTAGACAAGAAGAAGCAATAATTGCAACAGAAGACCATATAGAAAAACGTAGGGATGATCTAGAGAAAAAGATAGATGATTTACACTCTCGTATTACTACAAATACTAAAGAAATAATGGCTGCAGCAGTTTCCCAACATAATGAACAAAATAAAGAAATACAAAAAATACGAGATGAGCTAAGTAAAAGAGTAGGTGTTTTAGAACGCTGGAGATGGATCATCATAGGTGGTTCAATTATTGCAGGATTTATAATTCAAAAATATATGGTAATAGGGGGTTGACAAAACCTCTTGAATGAAGTAGTATGTGTTAATGAGTTCATACATTGACATAAAATATCTTAACATTATTTCCCCACAACTCCAAAAATTTAAAAAGAAGAGTAATAACCTTTGGAATTTTAGGTGTCCTTATTGTGGAGATTCTCAAAAGAATAAAACAAAAGCTAGAGGATTTGTATATCAAAAGAAGAATGATCTATTCTTCAAGTGTCATAATTGTGATGTCGGAACCACAGTTGGTAAGTTGATAGAGTATATAGACTCAAAAACTCACAAAGACTATATAATGGAACGATATAAAACAGGTTGTGATACTCTCACACCAAAACCAGAGTTTAAATTTAATGCACCAGTGTTTCGTAAAAAAGATATATTCAAAGACCTTATATCTATCTCGAAACTTGAATCAGAGCATCCTGCCAGAAAGATTATTGAGAAGAGAAAGCTACCAAAAGAATCACTCAAAGATATATACCTATGTGATTCATTCTTTAAATTTACCAACACTTTAATACCGAATAAATTTTACAATTTGGGTGGTGATCATCCAAGATTGATGATACCGTTTCGAGATAATAAAGGAGAAATATTTGCTTATCAAGGAAGAGCGTTTGGAAATGAAACACCTAAGTATATCACCATCAAGTTAAAAGAAAGTGATAAGATATTCGGGTTAGATAGAGTAGATAAATCCAAACACTTTTATGTGTGTGAAGGCCCATTGGATAGTTTATTTATTGATAATTGTCTTGCAGTTGGTGGTTCTGATTTTGATAGACTTGAAGGAGATTTTACAGTTATATTTGATAATGAACCTAGAAACAAGGAGATAAACAAACAGATTGAAAAAACTATTAATAAAGGTTGTAGTATTGTTCTGTGGCCAGAACAGATTAAAGAAAAAGATATTAATGACATGATACTGTCTGGAATGTCAAAAGAAGAAGTACAAGAAATCATAAAGAATAATACCTTTTCTGGCGCTGGTGCCAAGTTAAGGTTTGCAGAATGGAGAAAGATAAATGCCTACTAATTTACTACCAACATCATATCAAGAATTTATTCACCTATCAAGATATTCAAGGTGGTTGCCACAAAAAGAACGCAGAGAAACTTGGGATGAAACTGTTGCTAGGTATTTTGATTTTTTTACTGAACATCTAAAAGAAACTGTTGACTACACTTTATCAAAATCTTTACGATCTGAATTAGAACAATCGGTTTTAGGTTTGCGTATTATGCCATCCATGCGTTGTCTTATGACTGCTGGTGAAGCATTGAAACGTGAGAACATTGCTGGGTATAACTGTTCTTATGTTGCAGTTGACCGTCCACAAGCATTTGACGAAATTCTATATGTTCTTATGAATGGTACTGGTGTTGGTTTCAGTGTGGAACGTCAATATGTAGCTGAACTTCCTCGTATTGCAGATGAATTTCATCCCTCAGACACTACTATCACGGTTGCAGATTCCAAGTTAGGGTGGGCAAAAGCACTTAAAGAATTGGTGGGAATGTTGTATATTGGACAGATACCCAGATGGGACTTATCTAAGATAAGACCCGCTGGCGCACCTTTAAAGACCTTTGGGGGGCGTGCTAGTGGCCCAGAACCACTTGAGTCTTTGTTTAACTTTGCCGTAAATGTTTTTCAAAACGCAGCTGGACGTAAATTATCTTCACTTGAAGCACATGATATTGTGTGTAAAATTGCAGAAGTTGTAGTAGTTGGTGGTGTTCGTCGTTCTGCCCTTATTAGTTTATCTAATCTATCTGATGACCGTATGCGTAATGCGAAAAGTGGTCAGTGGTGGGATGACAATCCCCAACGTGCATTAGCAAATAATTCTGCTGCATACTCTGAAAAACCTGATATTGGTATCTTCATGGATGAATGGAAGGCTCTTTATGATTCTAAGTCTGGTGAACGTGGTATTTTCAATCGTGAGTCTGCTGTACTTATGGCATCTAAGAATGGTCGTAGAAATACAGAAGACTTTGCATTTGGTACAAATCCTTGTAGTGAAATTATTCTACGTAGCAGAGAGTTCTGTAATCTATCAGAGGTTGTAGTTCGTGCATCTGATACACGGGAGTCTCTTTTGGAGAAGGTGAGGCTTGCAACGATTCTGGGTACATTCCAATCAACACTTGTGAACTTCAAATATATCTCTAAATCATGGAAAAAGAATTGTGAAGAGGAACGGTTACTTGGTGTATCTCTAACAGGTATCATGGATTGTAAATTGACAAATGGTAAGGGCCCAAATGGTTCACTTCCAGCAATTCTAACAGATTTAAAAAATATGGCAGTTGATACAAACAAACTATATTCTATAAAGTTGGGTATCAATCAAAGTGTTGCTGTAACGTGTGTTAAACCATCAGGGACGGTCAGTCAGCTAACAGACTCTGCATCCGGTATCCATGCAAGGCACAACCCTTACTATGTTCGAACAGTCCGTGGTGATAAAAAAGACCCTCTTACAATGATGATGGTTGCTGAAGGATTTCCTGTTGAGGATGATGTTATGAATCCAAGTCATACTTCTGTATTTTCTTTCCCTCATAAAGTAGATCAAGGTGCTATGTTTCGTACAGACTTGACTGCAATTGATCAGTTGAAACTTTGGAAGACATACCAAGAACATTGGTGTGAGCATAAACCTTCTGTAACCATTTCTGTAAAAGAACATGAATGGCTTGAAGTTGGTGCTTGGGTCTATGAACATTTTGACTACATGAGCGGAGTTAGTTTTCTTCCATTTTCAGAACATACATATAAACAAGCACCCTATCAGGATTGCTCAAAAGAAGAATATGAAGTGCTCTTAGAAAAGATGCCTAAAAATGTGGAGTGGAATAAATTGTCAGAATATGAACAGACTGATATGACTATCGGTTCACAGGAACTTGCATGTGCAGCAGGTTTTTGTGAAATTCAATGAAATTAATAGTATGTGAAGGTTGTGAAGCAGAATTCAAAATATCTCATAATATGAATGAAAGATATTATGTTATTAAATATTGTATTTTTTGTGGTAATAAATTGGTAGAAAGTGAATTGCAAGATGAGGTAGAGCTTGAAGGTTATGATAATGAGGATGAATAGCTGTGTATAAATCACGAAGTAATTATGTTAATAGAGGTAATAATTTTGGGAAGACTAATATTAATTGGTCTTATGATAAAGAATCTGCCCAAAAAATTAATACTCCACAAAAACCTCTTAAAGAAATAAAGTGTAAAATTAATCCTAATCATAGATTAGAAAAAGAATATTTACTTCAGGGCCCCCACAGATGTAAAATTATTTGTGTGGATTGTGGTGGAATGTTCGTACAGTGGGCAAAAGATGATAGATTTCCTAAAACCAAAAAACATGCTAAAATTAAAGACGAAGATTATTGGACAAATAAAATTGAAGAATTTGTTAAAGATCATAACGATGATCCATCTGGCCCTGCTGCAAAAAAATTAAATGATGTATTAGGAATTGAATACAACAATGAGGATGAATAATTGGGTGTAACTTTATTTGGGTTTCCTATACATAATGTCAAAATTGATCCTAATTCCTATGATAAAGAAAACATAGTTGGTGATATAAAGAAAAATTATGAGATAGATAGTGATAGGAATGAGTGGGGATCTAGTAATCTTCATCATCCTTATGGCGATTGGGAAAACGAAAAGTTTATAGATATAAACTATAACAAACTAAAAGAAATATATCAAAAAACTTTTAATAACTTTTTTCATAATGATTTTGTTAGTGGAGAACTTTTTAATTATCATTGGAATATTGTAAACTATACAGCAATTAAAACAGGTCAATATATGAAAGCTCATACTCATCCAGAGTATGATTTTTCTTGTACACATTATATCAATTTCAATCCAGAGAAACACAGTTCTTTAAGGTTTGTAAATAGTAGTCCTACAGGATTATTTGGTAGACAAATAATGGATGAACAATATAATATATCAGATCGTTCTCATATTTCAAATTCATATTTGTATGGTGAATTTGATTATCCAGCTGTTGAAGATGATATGATAATATTTCCAGCAACACTACAACATGAAGTTCCTGTTCAAAAAGAAACAGACGAATTAAGAATATGTGTTGTTACTAATATAAAACTTTTAAGGATATAGACCTATATAATATATTATGGAAACATGTAAATACTGCACTAGAGAGATTGTTGAAAAAATACCTAATCCTGCTGGTACTGGTAAGTGTGGTGGTATGGGTTGCAGTCATATGCAAGTGTATGGATTACATGATGACAATTGCAGACAAGTTGTTGTCAGGTCAGACATTGGCCAAGAACTAATAGTAAATAACACATAATGACTTGGCACTATAAAGGTAAACCATTTACAAGTGAGATGATAGAAGACAACCTTGGTTTTGTTTATATAATAACTAACACAATAAATGGTAAGTTATATATTGGTAAAAAAGGTTTAATGTCAAAAAGGAGATTGCCTCCATTGAAGGGTGCGAAAAGGAAACGCATTAAGATAGTGGAGACTGATTGGAAAACTTATTGTGGCTCAAGTGAAGAAGTAAAGTTGTTAGTAGAAGAACACGGATTAGAATTGTTTGATAGAGAAATAGTTAGACTATGTAAGACAAAGGGACAATTAAATTACTACGAAGCAAAACTTCAGTTTGAAACAGATTGTTTATTAAAACCAGATGAATATTATAATGCATTTATAGGATGTAAAATAAATCGTAAACATCTATTGACTAAAGTAAAAAAATGAATAGTTGGATTGAAGGATATAAAAAATTTAAATCTGATATGAGTGTTAACGATATACACATATCAGATTTAGTTAATGATACTAAATCAGAAAAAGTATTACATTATACTGGTGATAAAATTCAAGAAAACTTTGACGGTATTTTTACTTATGAAACAATAGAGAAATTACCAAAAGAAAGACTTCCAGAAATTATTAGAGAGATATATTTAAAATCAGAAAGATTTGTTTATCTAGGCATATCAACTAACAATGGTGTTGAATCGATTGGTTGGTGGAAAACTATGATAGAAAAATATTCTACAAGAAAAATTTATACCCATATCAAAACCTACGGTAATTGTAATAATTATGAAATATTGTGGGAAGATGAGTACCTTGAGTGGTATATAAATAGCATATAACCAATTATTATTATAAATAGATATATAAACCAGATTTGTGTGTAATAGGGAGAGCCTAATGCGTAACTTACATAAAATTTTGGTCGGAAGTCTGTTAACAATTTTAATAACAGGTGGTGCATACGCAGCTGATACAAATACAGTAAGTTCAACCGTAGTAACTGATAAAGCACCACCAACTGCTTCTGCACCATCTATAGTTATAAACAACAGTGATGTCTGCAAGTCAGCATTTAGCGCTGGTGTACAAACACAAATTTTTGGTATTGCATCAGGTATTACAGTTACAGATGAAAATTGTGAACGTCTTAAATTGTCTCGTTCTCTTTTTGGAATGGGTATGAAAGTTGCTGCTGTTGCTGCACTATGTCAGGACGCAAGAATTTTTGATGCAATGATTATGGCAGGAACACCTTGTCCCTACAAAGGTAAGATAGGAAAAGAAGCAGAAGTTGCGTGGGAAGAAAATCCAGATTATATACCATCAGGCTCCAGACTTATGGCTGAACTAAAAAAAAAGAAAAATTTAAAAAACTTGAAGCCAAGGAAGAACAACGATTACTCGAATCAGTCGTCGGAATCTTATCCAACGGAGGAAGACATGTCCCGTTGGAATATGGATTAAATGATGATTACGATGGAATCAATTACGATGGAATCTTGGATGACTATGCTGATTCGGATGAACACGAAATCGAAGACAATACTAGCGCGCTTTCCATGCTTGGTACTGGGATATTGGCTGCTGGTTGCTTCTTTGGTATTCCCTCTTGTCTTGGTATCCCATTCTTCTAATGCACAACAAACAGAAATTGTTATAGGATCAGAAACAACCCCAAATCAGTTACCGACAATGCAAAATTTTACAAGAAGTGGCGGTACTTTTATTAATAATGGAGCATCTACATCAAAGGGATGTTCTTCTGGTAATTTCTGTACTGCTGGTAAACAGGGCCCCGGCGGTACTTATACATCCACATTTGATTTAGAAGAAAATATGACCATAGATCAAATCAATCGTGGTTTCACAATGGACTATGGAATGGATGTAGATTCTCATGTATCCAATGTTCGTGCTACAGTTTTAAGCTGTGTTGGTGGGAATACGTCACAAGCAGCTGATTGTAAAGATATATTTAAATTAACAGTATCTTTATTTGACAGCGGTAGTGTTTTGGCTCATCAGTTTGAACATGAGGTTGAGTTAGATTTTAGTGGTACAAGGAATTTTGTCTTTCAACAGGCTATTCCAGAAAACTCCTTTAACTCTTTGACAGGAGAATTTGCAATGTTTGGTATAGATGCTGGTTTTCCAAATAAGTTTTTTGGGCCTGCTTTTGCAAATCCAGCACTGACAACAACCTTTGATCTTGTAACATTTATAGAAACAGAAATTATAGACATATTAAACACAACTAATATATTGGATAATAATATTCCAGAAAATGTTGAAGTTGCAGAGATATCAGTTGAAGTTAGCACTCCTGCTGGTAATCAAGTTGCCTCTTTAGAATTACAGGTTTCTACTGAAATGGAAATAGAGACACAATTAGAAATGCCTACAGTTGAAGCTCCAACAGTTGTTGAAGTAGAAGTTGCAGAAGTTAACACAGAGATAGAAATGGAGATGAACAATGATCTCAATGACAGCGTGGACGCAGGAGATCAGTCACCTACCGAAACAGAAACAACACAGGAAAGTGGAGAAGTTGTATCGGACGGAGAAGGATCGGAGGGACAAGAACCAGCAGTTTCCGAAGAGAGTGTTGAACCCGAAGAGGGGAACGAAACTGAATCTGCTAGTGTAGAACAAAAGAATAAACCAAAAGTAAAAACAAAGGTAGTAAAAAAACAAGAAGCAAAACAAAAGGCTGCAAATAAAATAGTTAAGAGGATGGGTGATAAGGGAAAATACGACAGCACAAATCAATTAAAGACATTGATAGTGATGCAAGTTCTAGGAAATACAAAAACATTCTTTGCTAACCAAGCACAGTTACCTGATGTACCAAACTTTTTTAGTACAGACCGTGTTCCAGATTCAGAAATATCAGATAATAATGCTGCAGCATATTTTATGATTGGTGGAAGTAATGAAAAAATGGATGAATTAACAGGTATGCAATATAGATAGGAGAGAATAAATGTCAGACGGCGGCACAACAGAAGTTGAGTTCGCTGGGGTCAAGTTTCGAGGTGGAAAGATATTCATAATTATTACAGCATTATCAACCCTCGGCGGCGGATTATATGCAGGATTTGAATTCTACAAAGACTATATTAATATGAGAACAAAAATAGAGAAATACACAGCGCCAGATCTATCTGGTTTTGATAAGAGGCTTGATGTTCTAAATGCAGACATGAGAGCGCTTACATCAGAGGTATCTGTATTTGAGAAGTTAGAAGATAATATTCAAAAATCAGCAGATGCAACTAGAGATGAGGCTAGAGAGATTAAACGCGATCTCAAGGGAGAGATTGTTCGTGGTGAGAGAATGATAGAATCAATTGAAAGACGAGTCAAGGGTATACAGGATGATACTCGTATTATGATTGATAAGGAAAATACTAGAAATAATACTCTTAGAGATAGACTAAGCACTCGTATGGACAGTTTGGATGATTCTCTAACTAATCAGATGAAGACTTTGAAAAAAGAAACAAATGAACAGATTATTAAGGCTTTAAAGAATCCTTTAGCAAATATGCGAAAATAGTTCTTGACAAACCTATTTTTGTCTGTTATAATGTATATACAATGAGAAAACAAAGGATTATTATGGAAATAGACGTTTATACACATACTGCACTAGCTCTAGCAACTATGGGTGCTTGTTATGCTTGGGGACGATATTTAACTAAAATGGAGATTTTGTCCGATATGGTTGGGACTATGCTAGATAGACTTGAGGAAGACGGATTTCTTGCGACAGAATTAGATAAGGATGGTGAAAAGTCATTAATACCTATTTCTAAAATTAAAAATAAATTAACTGTTGACAAACCCTAATTAGTATGTTATACTATGTATATAATGAGAAATAAGGAAATTGTGATGAATCAACTGGTGAAAAAATCAAATATCGGCCTTTACAAAGGTAATACGAAGTGGTCAATGACAAAATATTTTGAAAGCACTGGATGCAAAAAGCAGGTTAGCTTTCGCATGATGGAATATCTTGGTCATGTAATTGATACTCCTACTGCCGGTGCTTGGGGGAAAGACAATGGTAAAGCACCAGATGATACAATTGGTATCAAGATGAGTGTCTGTAGGGAGCGGGTGGCGGACTATCGGCGTGCTTTTGCAAGGTTTACTAAGGAAGAAGTTCTAGAATTGTGTGAAGAAGTTATGAAGGAAGTTGCCTAAATTAACTGTTGACAAACTCTAATTGGTATGTTATACTATGTATATAATGAAAAAGAAGTTAAAATAAGAGATGCAATCTCCAAATAAATTAATTACATTAGTCTGTACATTACTGACTACTACTGCCCTTGCGACAGAAACTCCTTGTGATTACAAATCTAAGGACAATATTATCTATGAAGGTAGTATAGAGTCTATACGTGTAATCAAAAAAGACGTAAAAAAATATGTAGAAGATACTCGTAAATGTTCAATGAACATAGAAGCTCTTATAAAGAGTAAGTGGTATCCATCTACAGGAAGTTATATCTTTGGGCCCGATATGTCTGAACTAGACGCTTGTAGTCTAGCAGAAAATCGTGCAAAAATCAAAGTTATGAGAACTATTATACCCGAAACATTAAAAAGTGAAAAAAACTTGAAATGTGACTTGACAAGTCCTAAGAAATCGTGTACAGTAGTATTTATTGATGCAGAAGTGTCAGATTTTGGAAAACAGAAAGTTAGAATATTAAGTTGTAATGAGAAAAAGTGAGAATATAAGAATGAAAATTTTAGTAATTAGTTATTTATCGATAATGATGATGGCCTTATCTGGTTGTGGAAGTACATTAGAAGGAGCTAAATCAGATATCTATGATACTCGTAAAGCAATATCTGATTTTGTAAAACCTTCTGAGACTTCAGTAGCAATAAAAGTTGCAAATGATCCTAATAAGGAGAAATAAGTTGATTAAATTTTTTATAGGATTTGTATTGGGTGTTATGCTTACAGCATTTTATCCAGATGTTATTCCAATCGTCAAGAACGCCTTTATAGAGTCAGGTATTCGTGATGCAACAGTTCAGACTCTTATGGAAGTAAAGTAGATTATTATGAAAATAATTACAACGGCTTTTGTACTTGGCCTAATGAGTACTACAGTAATTGCTGGTGAGGTTTCTCCAAAAACATTAGAAAATGCAGATTCAATCACGATTTTGTGTTCTAATGATGTAAGGACGGGAAGTATTGAACTTAGTAATCCACCAAGGATAAATTGTGGTGATATGTCTAAAGCTCAGTTTGCAATTGGTACAGGATTTACATTTAAATCCAATATTTCTACTGATGATCTTATTAATATGACAAAAGGTAGGACTAGGAAGCCTTCATCTAAATCTTCATTTTTAGAAGGGGCAAGACGTATGTATGAAACTAATACGTATCCTAATTTTGGTGGAACTTCAACTCTCAACCGTTACAATGAAACTGCAAAACGTGCCGGAGAATTTGATCGTTTGAAGTCTATGGAAAAGAATTTTGTCTTCAATGAAAAAGGAATCGGTCAATTCACTAGTGATTTTGATAATCCAAACAGCAAGGTATCTAATCTTGTTCGTAGAAAGCGTGGTTATCGTGGTAGTGGTTGCAGTGCAAACGAAATTATTAGAGGAGCATGTTAAATGATGAACGCTAAACTACTCGCAACCGTATCTGTGGTTGCACTAACCCTTGGTGCATGTGGTGCTACAAACCCTGTTCCTATGGTACAAACACCAGAAGTTGTATACAAAACTGCAAAGGTTGAACGTGCTGTTTCGCTTATCCCGTCTTGGTATAAGAAGATGCCTGAGAAGAAAGGTTCTATCTTTACAGTCGGTTCTGCAACTGCACCAGACTTACAACTTGCAGTTGACATTGCTACATTGAATGGTAAGGTTGTTCTTGCAGATCGTATCAACGGTAAGTTGAAAGCGATGACTAAATCATGGATGGCTAAGTTTGGTCAGTCTGATGTAGATACCCGTGTTATGAGTGAGATCGAAAAGGTTGCAAAGAATGTAATCGCTAATGTCGATGTTGCTGGTTATAGTCCTGTTGAGGTAGATGTTTCTGCCGCTGGTACTCAGTATCGTGCATTTGTACTTTTAGAGTATTCTGATAAAGAAGCATCTAAGATTATCTTCAATCGATTGCGTAAAGATCGTCTAGTATATGGTCGTTTACGTTCCACAGAAGCGTGGAAAGAACTTGATGCAGAAGTCAATTCTTCTGAAAAGAAGGATGAAGGTGAATCTATTATGAATCTTGAAAACGTAATCAAAAAGAATCGGACAGTGACAGTTGAAAAACCTTCTACTTAGTATTACCTTGGTTTTCTCTCTGAGTGGGTGTTTAGGTGGGGGGCTAATGCCCTCTGGTCTAAACCCCTCTTTAGGGTGTTCTAAAATAACAGGATGTACGTCTAAAGATTATTACATTCCAGGCAAGGGAGTTTGGGCTCCCAAAAGTAATGGTTTCAATAAAGCAAAGATTGGTGCTATTGCTGGAGCGGGAGTTGGTGCAATGATAGGATCAAGTTATAGTCCTATAACTGCTGCTGCATTATCTGTAGGTGGAATGGCTCTTGGTTATACCGTTGGAGATACCTTTGATAAGGTAGATCAAATACACGCTACAATGTTGTTGAGACAATCCCTAAGTAGTAATAGTAATGGTCAAATGTCTACTTGGGCAAATCCACAAAAAGGGTTTACTGTAACACAAGGCCCTGTTACAACAAAAGGTAACTGTAGAGAATTTATATCTAATGTTACAGTTGGACAAAAACTTACTAAATTGAGAGGTACTGCTTGTTTAGAGAATAACATTTGGGTTATGAAAAATATTTATTAAAATAGTCCTTGACAAATCTTCTTCACTGTAGTATATTTATAATATGACAATGCATCTATTACCAGTTTATTTTAGTACAACTAGTACTCGTAAACGCAAGAAATTTAAGAAATCTAAGTCTGTTTTAGAGGCAGAGATCAAACACGAAAAGTTTTTAAAGAAGATGGGTATAGGGGGGCATAGCTCAGTTGGGAGAGCATCTGGTTTGCAACCAGAAGGTCAGCGGTTCAATCCCGTTTGCCTCCACCAACCCGATCTACCACCACTTTCTAATGTTATTCCAGTAGGAGTAGCACCAAAGAAAAAAGTGATGGATCACAATTTCACAATTGCACCAGCTTATAATAAGGGTGCATATCAAGTAATCAGTAAAAATAGTATAAAGGATATTGGAAGATGATTTTAAGTTTAGTAATTTTTGTTGGAGTTTTAACTGTAAACTCAGCAGTTGGTTTAGTTGGGTTGATATTTTAAATGAGAGTAGAAGTTAGAAACAATAATATCGATAAGGCAATGAGAATTTTAAAAAAGAAACTTCAACAAGAGGGTGTCTTTAACGAACTACGAGAACGCGAATTTTTCATGACTAAAGGTGAAAAAGGTAGAAGATCAAGAGCTGCTTCAATTCGTAGAGAAAAAAAGACACTACAAAAAAGATTTGAAGATTTTGGATATTAACATTGTCTCATGATACAAAAAAAAGTACTCCCCTAAAAGAACATCATAAAACAGTATGGTATATTAAGTGGGCATCATCTATAGTTTTGATATTTGGAATGATAGCAACAACTAATCAGTTATATCCATACAATATGATGTTACAGTTCTTAGGTTGTTTAGGATGGTTATGGGTTGGTATTATGTGGAATGATCGTGCATTGATTGTTATTAATGCGATTGCATGTGCAATATTTGTTAACGGATTTGTTATGTATTTTAAAGGTATTTGATATGGATTTTGAAGTTGAAGATGATTTTTTATCAATAAAAGAATTTGCAAAATTAGAAAGAATAATTTTAGGCCCAGAATTTAATTGGCATTATAGTTACAATATTGCTGATAAAGATGGTACTGAGAATGATATCTATTTTATGCATCTATTTTATATGGGTTTAGTTGAAAAGGCAAAAATTGATTTTAATGGCAATCCAATCCCACCAGAAAAAAGTCCTTTTTATAGGTCTATCGAACCACTTCTGGAAAATCTTCCTAACTTTGAAACTTTGATAAGAGCAAAAGCAAATCTTTATATTAAAAGAGAAGAAATAATCCATCATAAAGATCATGTTGATACTAACTTTGAACATAAGGGAGCAGTATTTTATATAAATGATAATGATGGATTTACTGTGTTAGAAGACGGTACAGAGATTGAAAGTCGTGCAAATAGAATATTGTTTTTTGATCCAAGTAAACCCCATCATAGTACTTCATGTACTAATGACAGCCGCCGCGTAAATATTAATATTAATTATATTTAATTTACCTTGACAACAACTAATTAGTGTGATATAGTTATTATAATGAAAGTTAAAAAAGAGGTTACAATGGCCAAAAAGAAAATCACTTCACTTACAGAAAATAGTAAGTGGATTGCTCCTAAGACTAGGAAGAAACGTAAACCTATGACTGATGAACAGAAAGTTGCTTCATCAGAACGTCTTGCAAAGGCAAGAGAAGTAAGAGCTGCAAAAAATCCAGATTATGGTAAAGGTAGTTTTCATAAATCTTTACGTGAATTACTAGATGTTCACCCACTACATCCTGATAAGATTAAGAAGTGGATTAAAACACAGAAAGAACTTGCAACTACTGAACGAGCTCAAGTGAAACAAAACATTAAGGGATCAATTGCAAGACTTGCAATGCATGAAGGTTATATAAGAGAGATGCAAAGTTATCTCAAGCATGGTGATTGGGTATCTATTTTTTATGGTGAATACCAAGAGAGAAAAATTCGTAATCATTGCTACGCATTATCATATCATTGGTTTGGCCCAAACATAGGGAAACCTAAACGTGATGTTGGAACATTCTATCCAGATTTGGGTATGGTCTGGGAAAGTGGTATGGAAGAATGACTAAAGAAAAAAAATCATCAGCAAAAATTATTAAGGGCCCTTGGAGAAGAACAATAAATACTCCTACGGAAGACCAAATTGTAAAGGCTGAACAACTTGCTTATTGTGATGAAATTTCTCATATCTGTTTAATGTCTATTTTATCAATATTAGTTGAGAATGGAATAGATACTGGTGAAAAATCTTTTATTAAAAATATCACTTTCATAACAGAAACAATAAAAGCATCAATATTCAAAACAAATGATATATCACACCCTTTGCAAATATTAATGGATATGACTACTGATATATCAACTGATCCAGATAATTCTATCAATTGCAAATTAAATGATACTGTTATTATTAGTATGATTGAAAAACAAAGAGGCAAGGCCCTAATGGAAGATGATGATGATATTAGTTGATATGAACCAAATTTCTCTTGCAAGCATTATGATGCATTTACATATGCAGAAAGAGGATCAGATTGATGAGAACATTGTAAGACACATGATTCTTAATTCACTACGAATGTATCGCTCAAGATTTGTATCTGAGTTTGGAGAGATTGTCTTGTGCTATGATTCAAGACATTATTGGAGGCGTGATTATTTCCCAGAGTATAAACATAGTCGTAAAAAAGGTAGAGATAAAGATAAAAAAAATTGGGATAATATCTTCGAATGTTTGAATAAGATAAAAGAAGAAATTAAGAATAATATGCCATACAAGTTCTTAGAAGTTTATGGTGCTGAAGCTGATGATATTATTGCCACTCTTTGTTCAGAATCTTCTGATGAGGTTATGATACTTTCTGGTGATAAAGATTTTATCCAATTACAGAAATATCCAAATGTAAAACAATACAGTCCTATTACTAAGAAAATGATTAACGGTTTTAATCCAGATGACTATCTAAAAGAACACGTTCTAAAAGGTGATACTAGTGATGGTGTGCCTAATGTTCTTTCACCAGATAATTCTTTTGTAGATGGTATTCGACAGAAACCCCTAAGTAAGAAGAAGATAGCTGCAATGATAGATGGTAATTTTCCAAATGATGAAGTTAAGAGGAACTTCCAGAGGAATAAAACTCTAATTGATCTAGGATGTATTCCAGATGAATTACGAACAGAAATACTAGATATATATAAAGAGGCACCGGAAAACAGTCGCAGCAAAATACTAAATTACTTTATAAAACAGAGACTAAAAACACTTACAGAATCTATAGGAGAATTTTAATAATGGATTTATTAATTTCAGAAATCTTGGAAAAGGTTTCAAAAATCAAATCAAAGAAAGACAAGGTTAAATGTCTTCAAGAACATAATAGTGATTCACTACGTATGGTAATCAAGTCAGCTTTTGATCCAAAAATCAAATGGGCATTACCAGCTGGAGAAGTTCCATATAAGGGAAATGATGCTCCTATTGGTACAGAACATAATGTTCTTGCATATGAAGCTCGTAAATTGTTCCATTTTATTGAAGGTGGTAATAATGACATTAATCAGAACAAACGCGAAACAATGTTTGTTCAAATGTTAGAAGGTCTTCATGAAAGTGAAGCAGATGTTCTCGTTGCCGCAAAAGACAAAATTCTTCATCAAAAATATAAAGGATTATCTGAACCAGTTGTAAAGGAAGCATTTTCTTGGAATGACGAATTTATGCAACTAGATGGCCCTGATCCAAGACAAGGACGTTAATATAATTAAAATTTTTTAGAGTAGTTTTTAATGATTATTTTTAATAATATTGAAGTTAATGGTTCTTACAAAGCTCGACGTACTCTTGCCGAAAACGTAGTTGAATTTTGTATAGGGGAACTTATGCCTCGTATGAAAACTCTTTGGGTGAATGTTAGACTTAAAAGTATGAGAGGAGAAGATGCTACTGGTTTCTGTTGGGAAGGCGATAGTAATCGTGAATTCAACTTAGAAATTAAACAATCTTTAAATGAAGAAGAGTTTATAGAAACTGTTTGTCATGAGATGGTGCATGTTTGGCAAGGTGCAACTAAAAGAATGACAGAAGAATCAAATAAACGATTATGGTTGTGCAAGGATGGTAAATATCGTAATTATACTAACTGCGATTATATGCGCCAACCTTGGGAAGTAGAAGCATATCGTATGCAAAGTGATCTTTTAAAAGAGTTTAAAGAAAGTTCTTATTATGATAAGTGAATTATTATTAACAGGATTTATGTTTATCACTCCTGTTAAAGCAGATGATGTAGAATTTGATTTTAATACATCTTCAGTAATATGTTTGGCAGACAATATGTATCATGAAGCAAGAGGTCAGGGTTCAGCTGGTTTACTTGCTGTATCTAGTGTTGTGTTAAATCGTGTTATAGATAGTCGTTTTCCTAATACTATTTGTGAGGTGGTCAAGCAAGGCCCAACTAGAGAAAGTTGGAAGAAAAATGGAAAATTTATACCTATTCGCCATAAGTGTCAATTCAGTTGGTACTGTGATGGTAAGAGTGATAAAATTAAAGATAGAAAAATTTATAACAGACTAATAGAGATTGCAAAAACTCTAGTATATGATGAGTTACCTTTTATAGATATAACAGACGGTGCTTTGTTTTATCATGCTGATTATGTAAACCCTGATTGGGTAAAAACTAAAACTAAGACTGTAGAGATACAGGATCATATTTTTTATAAATGGGAGAAGAAATGATAAATAGAGACAAAAGTCTTCATGAAAATGAGAGAGAACATATTCGTCAAATTTTAAAATCATTTGAGGAAAAACGTATAGCTGCGTTGCCTTATCCAACACCTATAAATCGAAAACAACGTAGAGCTAACATTGCACAGGAAAGAAAATGACATTCGATGAATACCAAGAATTTGCACGATCAACAGCAATCTATCCAACTGACTCTAAGGTAATATATCCTACACTTGGTTTGTGTGGAGAGGCTGGTGAAGTTGCTGAAAAAGTTAAGAAACATATGAGAGATGGTAAGACTCTCGTTGGTGTAGGATTAGAACTAGGTGATGTTCTCTGGTACATCTCAGCACTTGCTGATGACCTTGGTGTGACACTAGAAGAGGTTGCACAGGCAAATGTAGACAAACTAAAGTCTAGAATGGAACGTAATAAAATTAAAGGAGATGGCGACAATCGATGACCAGTGATATAATATCACTTACTGATTTGATAGAATCTAAACTTAAAAAAGAACAAGAGATAGAATACTACAAAGAAACTCTTATTAAATTGGAAAAGAAGATTGGTATGTTAGGTAAAGAAGTATCCATAACAAACTTAATAATTGACATGATTGAGCAAGAAAGGGTATTGACTTTAAGTGATAAAAGGAGTAGTATTATAAAACTAGAAGAGAAGGTAAAAAAATGAAACATATTGAAATATCGTTGATGAAAGATGATGAATTGTCTATTGATGGTCAGAGCCAACCAGCAGGAAATATAGAGATTCGTGAATTTGAAGATGGTGAGTGGATGGGTGGCGGTTATGCTACCTTTGATAATCTCTTAGAGAAAGTTAAAGAAGCGTTAGAAGATGGTGAATAGATATCTGTGTAGTGTTCTTGATGAAATGCGAGAATGTACTAAGACTTTAAACTTCTCTTATTTGTTGGGATTGATTGAAGAAGCACAAACTCTTGGAAGTCGAATGGAAACTAAGCTGTTTGAGATAAAAGATTTTGAGCGTCTCCATGAGGATATTGCAAAATTAAAAAAGCAGAAGAAGAAGCTGGAAGAGAAAATAGAAGAGTTGGAAGTATGAATATATTCTACCTAGACCGTGACCCTGTTATTGCCGCACAGATGAGTTGTGATAAACACGTTGTAAAGATGATACTTGAGTCTGCACAGATGCTCTCTACTGCCCATCGTGTCTGTGATGGGGATGAGTATGCAAATGAAGTAGGATTGTATAAGTTGGCTCACAAAAACCACCCTAGTACCATTTGGACACGTAGTAATCCTTTTCACTATCTCTGGTTGTATCATCATATGGTTGCTCTTATGAATGAGTACACGTATCGATATGATAAAACTCATGCTACAGAAAGACTTAAAACTGGTCTTGAACCTATTCCTAAACAGCTGTTAGAAAAATCTTTTACAGATTTCACTGACCCCCCACAATGTATGCCCGAAGAGTGTAAGAATGATGATACTGTTATATCATACAGAACTTACTATATAATAGAGAAGGCAAAGATTGCAACCTGGAATAAGAAACGATCAGCCCCTAAATGGTGGAAGGATAATTCTAATGGAGAGAGAACCTTATTGGGATTACATGGCAAGAAGATTGCGTGAAGAAAATAATAAAATGAGTCCTATTGAAAATGATATGGCCAGTTTAACAGAAGCACATTATAGTGTATTACGAAGATTGAAAGAAGTAATATCTAGAAATCATGAATTAGAGAAAAAGATTTCCACACTTGGTGGTGATCCAAAACAATTGGAGCTTAACTTTTAATGCCAACATACAAATTTTGTGATGAGAAAACAGGTAAAGAGTGGGATGAGTTTCTATCTTTTGCAGAGAGAGAAACATTTCTAGAAAAAAATAAACATATTAGACAAGTTCCTGTAATGTTTTCTTATACAGGAGATCATATTATGGGTGTTGGGCCTAAAACAGATGGTGGATTTGAAGATCGTATGTCACAAATTGCAGACGCTCATCCTGGCAGTCCTCTTGCATCTAGATATAAGAGTAATGAATCTCATGCAAAAATTAAAGCAAGAGCAGTAATAGAAAAACACAAAAAGAAAAAACCTTTGGTGTCGTAAATTAATGTATAAGAACACGGTACAGGCGAGAAAAACCAAACTTCAGCACCTTTGCACAGCATTGACGCAAGCTGGGAAGTCCCTCCGCCTATGTACCAGAGAGGGGGCAGAATTGCTCCCTCTCACCTAATTTTTTATGAAAGAATAAAATAATGACAAAGAAGAAAAGTAAAGAAATTAGTAACAACAATTTGGTTGCAATTAAACCAATCACTGACAGTCAAAAATCAGTTTTTGCATCTTGGAAGAAAGATAAAAATCAATTTCTTTTTGGGTGTGCTGGTACAGGTAAAACTTTTATATCACTATATCTAGCATTACAGTCGGTAATGGATTTAAAAAGTAACTATGATAAAGTTGTTATTGTTCGTTCATTAATTCCTACAAGAGAGATTGGATTTTTACCAGGCGATGAAGAAGATAAAGCTGCACTTTATCAAGTACCTTATCAAAACATGGTACAGTTTATGTTTGAGCAACCTAACGAACAATCATTTAATAATCTGTATGATCGACTCAAAGGACAGGGATCACTCTACTTTTTATCAACTTCTTTTCTAAGGGGATTGACATTTGATAATACTATTGTTATAGTAGATGAATGTCAGAATATGAGCTTCCATGAACTGGATACAATTATCACAAGAATTGGACAAGATTCTAAGATTATTTTCTGTGGTGATTTTGATCAAACTGATCTACAGAAAACAAATGAAATAAATGGATTACATAACTTCCTAAGAATTTTGCAAGAAATGGATGAATTTAATTGTACAGAGTTTACAATTGGTGACATAGTACGATCTGGATTTATTAGAAGTTATTTGATAAATAAAATTAAACTTGGAATTGGTTTAGATTGATGAATATAACATTAGGTATAATGATTGCAGTGTGGTTTGTAGTTGTTTTTTCAAACACATTTTTCTAATATAGGAAAAAATTATGAAGGAGAAAAAGTATGATTGTAGATAAACTTAGAAAGCAGCTAGAAATTGATGAAGGGGTAAAGTATGAAGTATACAAAGACCATCTTGGTTATCCTACTTTTGGGATTGGCCATCTTATTTTGGATTCAGATGCCGAATATGGTTGGGATGACGGCAAAACAGTTAATGAAGGGCGGGTTATCGAAGCCTTCGAATCTGATCTCCAAGGAGTCCTGTCGGACTGCGAGCTCCTATACCCAGACTTTGAAACTTTGCCGGAAGAAGCTCAACAAATAATTGCGAACATGATGTTCAATATGGGTCGGCCTCGTTTGAGTAAGTTCAAAGGAATGAAACGTGGTGTAGATGCGAAAGATTGGAATACCGCTGCTGATGAGATGGTTGATTCCAGTTGGTATAAACAGGTTACAAAAAGAGCTGATAGGCTCGTTAATAGAATGAGGAATATATAAGTGAAAAATAAGATATTGATGTTATCTGGATTGTTAGTTCTTGGTGCGTGTGCGCCAGAAAACTTAGCTAGGTTTAATGGAACTGCTCCAGAAATGAGTAATGGTAATTTTGAATATATCGGATGCCATATAGTAGGTGCCGAAGGTGACGAAAAATGGACTATGGGATTACCTGGATTAAGTGTTAAAACTACATTTAATCGAATATATTTTAAACAACGTAATAGTGATGGAAGTTCGGTAAAAGTTAAAGCTACTCCGTGTAAGGATAAATTATGATTGAAACAAATTATGCAATAAACACGATATTTTTTCTAGTATCGGGTGCAATGGTTATGTGGATGGCGGCAGGATTTACTGCACTAGAAGCAGGTTCAGTAAGAACCAAAAATGTCACAGAGATTTTAACAAAGAATGTAGCACTATTTTCAGTAGCATCTATTGCATTTTTGTTTTTGGGATACAGACTAATGTATGGGTGGAATGAACCAGACACTCATTCCATGTATGCTGATTTCTTTTTCCAGATGGTATTTGTTGCAACAGCAATGTCTGTTGTTTCGGGTGCAGTCGCAGAGAGAAAGAAACTCTGGTCATTCCTAATATTTGCAGCTATATTTTCGGCAGTCATATATCCACTAGAAGGTTCTTGGACTTGGGGTGGTGGATTCCTAAGTGAATTAGGATTTTTTGATTTTGCTGGTTCTGGTATAGTTCATATGGCTGGTGCTGCAGCTGCACTTGCGTCTGTAATTATGATTGGTGCTCGTGATGGGAAGTATGACAAGAATGGTAAACCGAAGAATATTCCTGGCTCAAATATGCCTCTGGTTGCATTAGGTACATTGATTCTATGGTTGGGTTGGTTCTTCTTTAACGGTGGCTCTCAACTTGCGTTCTCTACTATTGCTGATGCAAATGCACTAGGTAAGATATTTGTTAACACCAATATGGCTGCGGCAGGTGGACTGTTAGGTGCTATGATTGTATCTAAACTATGGACAAAGAAGGTCATTCTCAATGTAACTCTCAATGGAGCATTGGCGGGGTTGGTAGTTATTACTGCTGATCCATATACACCAAGCCCAGAGATTGCAGTACTTTATGGTGCATTGGGTGGTATACTAGTCCCACTGTCTATGACTCTACTTGAGAAGTGGGGCATTGATGACCCCGTTGGTGCTATCTCTGTACATGGTACTGCTGGTATACTTGGTCTACTATTAGTTCCCATCTTTAATTCAGATGCAACAATATTAATTCAAGTATTGGGTATTGGTGTTATCGGTGGATTTGTATTCACTACATCTTTAGGGATATGGTGGGTCTTACATAAGACTATCGGTATTCGTGTAGGTAAAGAAGAAGAATTAGTCGGCTCTGATATGTATGAAGGTACAGGAAATGCTTACCCAGAATTTATGGATAAGTGACTTGACAAAGTAAGGTAAATAAGGTATAATACAGTATGTTTAATCATTTGAATGTGAAGTTGCCTCCTATAAGCGCAACAACAACTGATGGTGTTCGTCTTTATGAAACACCAGAAGGAAATAAGTATCCATCAATCACAACTATTCTATCAGTCCGTAATAAGTCTGGGTTGATGGAATGGCGTAAACGTGTAGGTGATAAGACTGCAAACTATATTGCTGGTAAGGCTGCTGCAAGGGGAACTAAGGTTCACCATATGTGTGAAGACTACCTTAATAATATGAGTATAAACTTTCCAACCAAATGGGATAAGCATAAGAAAAATTTTCTTCCATATTGTTTGTTTAATCAACTAAAAAGTAAAGTGTTTGCAAATATAAATAACATTCATGCACAAGAAGCAGGACTCTATAGTGATAAATACAAGGTGGCAGGTAGAGTTGATTGTATTGCAGAGTACAATGGTGTACTGTCTATTATAGACTTTAAAACATCAACAAAAGAACGTAGTGACGATTGGAATGAAAACTATTACATTCAGTGTTCAGCATATGCAGAGATGTATGAGGAACGTACAGGTACAGAGATAGAACAGATTGTTATTCTATGTGTAACCGAAGATGGTACTGTACAAGAGTTTGTAAAAGAGAAGTATGATTACCTTGATGCATTGGTAGAAACCGCTGCAGAATGGAGAAAGAAAAATGAAACACCTAATGATACTAATAGTAGCAATATATCTACTAGTATCCTCGACAAATTTAGCGTTAGCAAATAGTAGTGGAAAAATAAAAGAATGGAGTAACGGAGATTTAATTGCCGTTGTTAGTATTTGTAGAGATGAAGAAACAATACTAAAAGTTGCAAGGGCTGACACTATATCAGAAGAAAAAGTGATAAGTATAATTCGTGGACTTAATGCGGTAGGAGAGTGTTTGAGATTATCAAAACCTCTATTATTTCATATTGAATCATCATTAATTGCATATAAAGATTTTAATGGAATTGATTCCTTAGTATTAGGTGTGAATGGAAAAACAGATAATTTTCTGGGTTTTGTTCTTGCTGCTGGTGTGTTTGTTGAGAAGAAAAAAATTAAGGGCCAAGACGTTTAGGGTATTGACAAATTACTATTAGTATGGTATAAATAGTATACAATTTGATGATACGAATTGAGAACTGAACTGGACTTGGGGGCAGTACCCAACGCCTCCACCAAAAGGAGACTAGAGTGTTAAAGGTAATAATAGGGGATTCTGATGAAGAGCCCTCTAGTAAAAGAAGTAAGTAAGTGGATGTTTAAGGCATATATCGTTTGGAGTATATGTGCAGACATAACCTTACTTGCAGGGATAATTTACCTAGTCTTTTTTTGATGGGGGCGAAATTTAGGATCGACAGGCAGGGACGGATGAGTGGAGAATTGTCGGATGACTGCGTTATTGGTCAAATTAGTAAATGCAAACGATAATATTGCATATGAGGATTTCGCACTAGCTGCGTAATCTGTCGGGGTTCGGGAGACACCTTGCAACAGAAGTCTCCCACTTTATTTAAAAGGGTATTGACATATATGTATTGTTATGTTATACTCTGTTATAATACGAATTTAAGTGACGGGAACCTATTCCTATATCGACACTTAATGAGTTTGGTAGTTCTCTTTATAGGATTAAAAACTACTATTTTAAAGGTTGGAATACTTTCAACCTATTTGTAATGTTAAGGAAAACATTTAAATGACTACTACTACCACTACCCAGGCCGCCAAGGTCGAAGCCGCACTTGTTAATGGTGCATCACTAACCGCTAAACAGATTACATCACGTTATGGTGTTAAGAATGTTCGTTCCGTGATTAGTAAACTACGTTCAGAAGGTCTTACGATCTATTTGAACAAGCGTGTATCGTCTTTTGACGGTGAGACATATATGAAGTATATGATTGGTACACCGACACGAGCAGTTGTTGCTGCTGGTTATGCAGCACTACGCTCAGCGTAATGTTTAATGTGTGGTGACATAATACACCCGTGGGGGATCATGGTTAATCCCCCAACTTTTATAAATTATAATAGGAATATATAAGATGAGTACTGCTAAAACATTTTCTTTAGAAATTGAAAATATTGCTAAAGAAAAAAGAATCTCTCATATGGAAGCTGTTCTTTGGTACTGTACTAAAGAAGGTATTGAACCAGATACCGTGGGTTCTCTTATCTCTAAAAGTCTTAAAGAGAAGATTGAAGCAAATGCTAGAGATTTAAACTTTCTTCCTAGACAAGCTCAACTCCCAGTGTAATGTACACCATTTATACACAAAAAAATTGCATGTACTGTAATAAGTCAAAAGATTTAATGAAAGAATATAATTATGATTTCATTGAAATATCTCTTGATTATGATAGCAATGCAAAAGGTTTGATGAAAGAACTTGGTCATAAAACTGTACCACAAATATACGATGAAGGAAATATTCATATTGGTGGATATACAGACCTTCTAGAAACTTTTAAAAGCAGATATTCAAATATAAATGATTAAAGGTTTTTTACAGGGAATCATAGTATTAATACCCACGTATATTACAGCGTATTTTACTGATAAAATGATTTACGTTATTCCAATGTTGGCTGCAGCAAGTTTCATTGCTGCTAGTATTGGAAGTAAAAAACTAACACGAAGAGTAGATGAAGAAGCGTACAAAGATGATGGAACCAATTGACGTTTATATAATGTATTGTGCAATGAAGGCTCATTTTAGTAAGACAGATTATGACTTTATTAAGTATGGTGGTAAGACTAAAGTTTCTAGAGATTCTTTCTACAAACGTAAAGACAGACATTTCTTTGTTAAACTATCAAGAAAATATAAAACTAAAATAGAAATTACAAACTATTATGTATCTAACTTTATTAAAGATAAAAAGGGATACATTGCTAACTTTAATGATGAAAACTATAAATTGTGGTTACTTAAAAAAACTAGTTTCTTCGAACATTTTGAAAAAGAGATGCAGCCATTCATTAAAGATTTTGAACCTATATTTCAAGTTAAGGATAACAATCATCCTAAATTATTAAAAGAGTTTTTAGGTAGTAGATTGTCATTAGAAACTATGATAATACTAGATGAGCTAGTAGGATACGGTCAAAGGTGGGATAAACAATTAAAGGATGATATTGTATGGATTGATTTAAAAAAATTGATGAAAAATTACAAAGGGTTCTTGACAATTAACAAGAACAGGTATAGAATGAAACTACTGAAACTTATTGAGGAGTCTAATTAAATGGACGTTACAGTACACTTGGATGGTAATCCTACTATCCGTGAAGAAGGTTTTTTTGAATCTAAAGTTAATAATCTTAATGATAGGATTAAATCTTTAGAGTTTGAAAATGCTAATTTGGATAAAAAGAACGGTGAGCTTAGTGAAAGAGTTGCAAAACTTGCTAGTCGTTTTAATAACCAAAAAGGTTTTCAACCAAAAAGGAATGATCGCTTTAAACGCGATTAAATGGTATGCCGGTGTAGCTCAACGGTAGAGCAATTGCTTTGTAAGCAATAGGTTGTGAGTTCGATTCTTACCACCGGCACCATTAATATGAAAGAGAAAATTATGAAAAATGAAGATAAACTATTAAGGCGAGTAACAGTTGAGTACTATGAATATATTGATGGTGGAGAAGAAAATACACCAGAGACAATTCGTGTGATCAAAAAGAAAACCAAGACAGAAAACTTTTCTACTGGTTCAAGTAAAGGTGATCCTATCGTAACATATATATCAGAGATTTTCTAGTATGGAAGTTAAGTTTGTAGATAAGATGGGGAGTGATCTTTCTGTAGTTAATGCTGCAAGAGTATCATTCTCAAAAACATCTGAATGGGATTCTATTCCAGAGGGTGGTAAGATAGAGGGTTTCTTATCTCATCCAGACGAAAAGTTGATTAATTATCTTGCGAAACATAATCATTGGAGTCCTTTTGGCCATGCATCAATGCAAATCCATGTTAAGGCTCCAGTGTTTGTTGCAAGACAATTAGTTAAACATCAAGTTGGTTTAGTTTGGAATGAAGTATCTAGACGTTATGTTGATAATGAACCTGAGTTCTACGAACCCACAGAATGGCGACTTGCAGCTGTAAATAAGAAACAAGGTTCTTCTAATGAAACTGTAGAATACGATGTAAATTCTGCATATGAATTATGTAAAGAAACATATAATAATATGTTAGAAGCAGGGATTGCACCAGAGATGGCCAGAATGGTCTTACCACAGTCTATGTATACTGAATGGTACTGGAGTGGAACACTTATGGCATTTGCTCGTGTATGCAATCTACGATGTAAACCAGATACACAACTTGAAACTCAAATGATTGCAAATGAAATTGATAAGATAGGAAAAGAATTATTTCCTTATTCATGGGAAGCTTTAAGAAATGGATAAGGTCTTAGTCATAGGTAATGGCGAATCAAGATCGTGGTATAAACCAAAAGTATTAAATGATGTTGTCACTTGGGGCTGCAATGCAATCTACCGTGATGGTGATGTTGATAATCTTGTTTCCATAGATTATGGTATGCAACAGGAAATTTATGATTCTAAATACCAAGATAGTCATACTTGTTGGTTTGCAGATTGGTCTATAATACCATCAGAGGTTGCAGAGATGACACTTATGGGATTTGAGGGCCCTGCATTTATTCATCGTAGTAAAAATAAAACTAGTAATTGTGTAGTGCAAGGAAAAGATCCAGCGACTATACAAGAAAAAATTGAAGAGGCCAAACTACTAAATGCAAATATAGATATGAAAGATATTGAAAAGAAATTTTCAAAAGATGTAGGTATCTGGATTACATATGTTGATGATAACGATCCTGTTAAGAACATAGACTATCCTAGAGGTTGGTCAGCAGGAACTACTGCACTACATCTGGCTTGTCAACAAGGTGCAAAAGAAGTTTATATGTTAGGGTTTGATTTATCTTCTCAGAACGAATCTTTGAATAACATATATAAAGGAACTAGTTACTATTTACCAGCAGATGCAAGGGGATTTAATCCACAAAATTGGGTGAATCAGTTGTTGGCTGTTTTTAGAGAGTTTAAAGATACTCAATTTTATTGGGTTGAACCTAAACACAATATTGGAAGTTCTACTGATAATATTGATATAAGGTACTTGACAAAAGCAGAACTTTGTGATACATTAAGTATACAATAATAAATCGCATATATTCACATAAGGAGAAATACATATGTCACTACAAGCACTAAAAAAGTCCAATTCTTTGGACAAACTACTGGGTGCAGTTCAAACTGAAAATGCCCCCCTAGAAAAGAAGTCCTATACAGATGAACGTCTGTGGAAACCAGTGGTAGATAAATCAGGTAATGGTTATGCCGTTATTCGTTTTCTTCCAGCCGTTGAAGGTGAAGATCTTCCTTGGGCAAAAGTCTGGAACCATGCGTTTCAAGGCCCTACTGGTCAATGGTATATTGAGAATTCTCTTACTACCATTGGACAGAACGATCCTGTATCAGAAATGAACTCTGCATACTGGAACTCTGGTGTAGAATCCGATAAGGAGATTGCACGTAAACAGAAACGTAAGTTGCAATACTTTGCAAACATTCTGGTAATCCAAGATAAAGCAAATCCTCAAAATGAGGGTAAAGTGATGCTTTATCGTTTTGGTAAGAAAATATTTGATAAGTGTATGGAAGCAATGCAACCAGCATTTGAAGATGAGACTCCAGTAAATCCATTTGATTTCTGGGAAGGTGCAGAATTTAAATTGAAGATTCGTAAGGTAGATGGTTATTGGAATTACGATAAATCAGAGTTTGGTGCAGCTTCATCATTGTTTGATAATGATGATGAGATTGAAGCAGTGTGGAATAAACAGTATCCTCTTGCAGAGTTTTCATCTGATTCTAATTTCAAATCTTATGATGAATTGAAGACTCGTTTGGGTACTGTTCTTGCGGGAACTACTACTGTAGGAAACGTAACAACTTTGATGGAAGATGAACCACAAAAAGCAGCTTGGGTAGATACGAAGGAAGCACCAGCTCCAAGTCCTACCGTAACTGTAACAAAAGATGATGAAGATGATACATTATCTTATTTTGAAAAACTTGCAGAAGAAGGATAATTCATAATACACCAAAGAACCCCTCATGGAAACATGAGGGGTTGTTATTATCCTGCGGTTGCTATCATACCAATTACAGCATTAGGTTGTCTAACTGGTGTTGATGTTGTTGTATTTGAAGAACTATTTGCATTAACAACTGATGTTGGAGCATTAACTACGGTTGCTCCAGGGACTGGTGGTGGGGGCCGAGGTTTTAAATCTTCGGCCAAAAAAGCATTAGCTTTAGGCCCTAAAATCTTTGTTTCTAGTTCTAACTTTTTACGTTGCTCTGCTTGCTTTGCTTCCTGTTCTGCTTTTACCTTTTCTAATTTCTTTGCTTCTTCTGCTTCTTTTTCTAACTTCTGTTGTGTTTTTAGAGCTTTTCTTTTTTCTTCAAATACTTTCTGTTCTTCTGCTTTTGCTTTCTTTTCAACTACTTGTTCTTCATCAGTACCGAATATTTTATCAGCTACAAAACCACCACCAATAGAATTTCTTAAAAAAGCTTGAATACCATCTTTAACACTTTGCCACAATTCAGCAAAGTAATCACCAACCATAGTTAATAAACTTGTGATTCCTTCAACAAAATCAAATTTATCCATTGCTTTAGATATATCAGCAAAAGCTTCAATTCCAAATATACTACCTATTTTACCAATAATCCAAGAAAAACCATCTTTAATTGGGTTGAGTATAGCCCCAGCAGCATTTGCAAGGAATGAAACCATAAAAGTTTTTATTGATTCCCATATACTTCCAGTTGCTTGAAATTCTGCATATGCATCTTTTGCTCCTTGAAAAATACCAACAACAGCAGCGTATATAAGCGCAGCAATTCCAGTAAATTTCAACATAGTAGTACCTAATGCCTTCATTGTTCCCAATACTCCTGCTTTACCGCCTCCTGCTAGAGTATTAATAGCTAACTGTTTTAAAAATGATGCTTTCATGAGTCCACCAAATTTCGTAACAGCACCAATTAAAAGTTTTGCTGATGACATAAGTGTTCCAAAAACTAAGCCAGGAGCAAGCGCAGTAACAACACCAAGAATTGCTAGTTTATTATCCATGAGTACAGACATTAAACTCTTTTCACCTTTAAGTGCCAACATAATATCACCAAATAATTTTGCAAGAGATTCACCTATAGGCACAAGAACCTCATCATAAAATGTTGCTAATAGTGGAATAATAGTTTTAGTTAATAGTGCTACCATTTCTTTAAATTTAGGATGATTTAAAAATGCAAGAGCAGCAACAGCTAAACCACCGATTAGAAATTTACTTAAACCACCAAGACCAGACTTTACTTTCTCCATACCTTGTTTTGCAATACCACCA